TAAAAAAGCACGATCCCTCTTTGCCCGCCCTGTGCGGGCTTTTTTATGCGGATGACACGCTCAGGCAGCTGGGCTAAGTCGGTAGTGGCGTCGATCAAAGCCGTGCGCTCCCTGATCGGCTACGCGATGAGAGTCTGGGGTATGTGACCCAGCGATCCAGGACACCAAGCCGGGTATGCACCGGCCCTCCGCACCCATTCCAAGCCTCGGTATCTGCCGGGGCTTTTTCGCATCTGGAGCATGCAAATGTCCGAAACCAACGAAACCCTCGCGTCATTGCGCTCCAGCATCGAAGCGCTGCACAGCTTTAGCGTCACTCTGCAGATGATGCTCTCGAGCAAGGCAGAAGCCTCTTTCGTTTCAGAGCTTGCATCCCGCGTCACTGCCTGCGAGGGCCGGGTCGCCGCATGCGGAGGCCAGGTTGCGGCCCAGGGCGCGCCGATTGCTGCACTGGGTCATGCTGTGGCATCGCCTGGAAATAAGGCGGATAGCACCGCGACCGAGATGCTCACCAGCCGAGTAACCGGCCAGAGCGACCACAGCGGCTACGTCACGGGCGAGAAGCCAGCCCGACAAGCCATGGAGGAAGTGGTTTCCCGCGCCGAGGCCGATCTGGCGCTGGCTAAGCGTATCGGGTCCTACGAATGCAAGCTTTCTGCCGGCACCGTGAAAGTCACCTTGGCCGCTGACGTGCCCAGCGACGAACAGATTAAAGGCGAAGCCTTATTTGTCGTAATCGACGGCCAAGTCTTCATCAACAACGCGACCCTCAAGGATTCCGCCATCGACCCGGCCCGCATCAAGGTCGAGAGTGACAAGGCCAGGAGCGATCATCCAGTTCTCGAAGGCTACAGGGTGAAGTTGGCCGTGAACGAGCAAGGCCAATACTACGTTGCCGGTGTTGGGATAGGCGTGAGCCCTGTCACCAGCGGTCTCAAGCTCGGGCCCTGCTTGGAAGAGGACGTTCGCCGCTTGCTCCGAGAGGAACTGATCGGAGCAGGTGCCGAGAAGGCTATGAACGAAAGACTGGGAAAAATCGAGCTTGATCTAGCGACCCGGAAATGCCGAGAAGACGCCGCCAAGATCATAATTGAACAGAGGTTGGCGGCGCTTGAATCAGTCGTTGGCTCGCTCAAACTCGGCTAGTGCATAAGCCTTGAGCTCGGCGATTGTCATCTGGTCGACGTTCTTTGGTGTGGCTGGGTAGTAGGTGGTCGAGCTTCCTGCTGGCAGCTGGATATCTGCAATCAAGTTCCAATGGTCGCCAGCATGAAGGTTGGCGAGATTAAGGCTGTTGAGTTTGTATCTGCTCATCAAAGCTTCCTGTTTTAGAGCTACTTCGCTGGTGGAACATCGATGGTAGCTCTAAGTCGCGCCCGCTTCTATGCGGGCCTTTCTATTTTTGGAGCCCCCTATGGCCGAGCCAAGCACCGGCGCCCTTGCAGTGACCGGCGTACTTGCCAGCGTTGGCCTGGGCGCTTTCTTTCCTCAGCTGGACCTGGCCACCCTGGTGGGCGCGTTCGGCGGGGCTTTCTTCTACGTCGTGTATGCCAGAGACATCGGCATGCTTCGCCGCATTGGCTACCTGCTTGCTGGCTGGATCGGTGGCTACCTCGGTGCTGCTGAGCTGATGGGGCGAGCCTGGACGCAGACGGCGGGCTTTGCTGCGTTCACTTGCGGCGTCCTGTGTGTGGTCACGTTCTCCGGCTTGCTGGAGTGGATGCAGACCGGCCAGATGCCGCGCTGGCTGCAATGGGTCTTCCGCCTGCGAGCCAGGAAGGAGGGTTGAATGGTTGCCGTTATCCAAGCCGCGCTGTGTGCCGTCATCTTCGTGATGATTGGGCTGCGCTACCGGCCCTACCCCGATGCCCGCTACAAGCTGGGTATCTCGCTGATGGCCTGGGCCGCGTGCGCTATCACGGGCATGCAGTGCGTGAGCCTGATCGGCCGCATGGTACTGCATGACGACTTCGCCGACGCGTCCTGGTTCAACACCGCGTTCTACCTGCTGGCTGCCATCCTGGTGTGCCGGGCCAAGGGGAATGTCGCCAAGATCGTGAGGGTTGATTGATGAAGAGCGCCGAGCAATCCCGCCTCAAGTATCTGTTGTCGTCGCGCCCGTTGATCGTGAAGCGCGAGGGCATGCATGTGTGCCTTCACGACGCTTTCAGTGGCGAGGTGCTGGCAGGACAGACCAAGGTCCACCTCATTCAGGAGGCTGGGCAGGTCACGCGTCTGGTTGTCGAGTTCAACTGTGACGGCGAATACGTTCGCCTGGATGGTGAGTGATGGCCAGGCTCAAGACGCTTGGCTCCCGCATCAAGGAGAGCGCTGGCTCACGGGTCAAGGTGGTCGCTCCAGGCAGCTGGCGTAGCGGCATGACCAGCTCTCAGCGTGGTTACGGCTACAAGTGGCAGAAGGCGCGAGAACGCTACTTGCTCGATAACCCTCTCTGCGTGTACTGCGCTCGGCAAGGTCGCACCAACGCGGCCACGGTGGTGGACCATAGCGTGCCTCACCGTGGTGATCAGCAGATCTTCTGGGACCAGAGCCTGTGGGTGTCCCTGTGCACCCACTGCCACTCTTCGGTCAAGCAGAAAGAAGAGAACCAAACCCTCCTTCGATAGAGGCCTGTATGCCCAAAGCAACCCAGGCAGCCTTGTGCTGTGTACCTGGCTGCCTCGCTGTGGCCAACCGTAAAGGGGCGAGGATGTGCGAGAAGCACTACACGCGACAACGCCGGACAGGCACGACCGATCAGGTGAGCAGGGTCAAGTCGGGGCTGCTGACCAACGCCTACGGTTACAAGCTGGCGCACTCGCCAGATCATCCGCTGCGCCGGCAAAGCAACCGCGTCTATGAACACCGCATCGTGTATCACGCTCATCATGGTGATGGCCCATTTGCATGTCACTGGTGCTCAGCCCAGGTGACTTGGGATGACATGCATGTCGATCACCTCAACGACCGAACCGATGACAACCGGCCAGATAATCTGGTGGCGAGCTGCGCTCGCTGCAACCAGAAGCGCGGCCTCCCCAAGATGACAAGGACACACCAGCTCAAGTCTGACCGCCGCTACACGGCGCACGGCAAGACGATGTGTCTCAGTGAATGGAGCAGGCACCTCAGCATCTCGCGCGCCGCCATTGAATATCGACTCAAAGCCGGTTGGCGGCATGAGGATGTGTTCTCGCCCAGGAAGGGTAGATCTGGTCCACCCAGTCGTAGGGTCAAGCAGGCCGAAGAGGCAGCCGGCCTGGGTGGCTGAGGCGCCTAGCTCGCGCGAATCCTCGAAAACGGCCTTCGAGGCACGCCAATGACGTGCTTCGGGGTAGGGGGTGGTCAAATGATAGGGATTCTCGCTTAGCTAGACCGCCACCGACCACACGTACAGATTTTTTTCCCCCATAGGATTTTTGTTAATGGCTTTAACATCCCGCAAGCGCGCATTCATTGCAGCGCTGAGGGAAGGTGCGTCCAATCGAGACGCAGCTGTAGCAGCAGGCTATTCCGAGAAGACAGCGTCTGCGGCGGGGTCTCGGCTGGTGAAGGACAAGGACGTGGCGGCCGAGTTGGCCAAGCTCCGCGCCCTGGGCCTGATGCCGTCAGATGTTAAAGGGGATGTTAAAGCCCCTGTTAAATCCAAGCAGGCGCAGGAGCCCTCGACGCAGGCTGATCCGACGCCTGCAGAGGACGCTCATCCGGAGCCGGAGCCAGCTGGCTTCGACCTGATGCAGGCGCTCCTGCACCGCGACCCGAAGGACTTTCTGCTGTCGGTAATGAACGATCTGGAGTCTGAGCCGAAGCTGCGGGTCGATGCAGCCAAGGCCCTGATGCCCTTCGTGCATCCCCGAAAAGGGGAGAGCGGTAAGAAGGACCAGGCCCAGGCCAAGGCTGAGCAGGCCTCCTCTGGCAAGTTCGGCGCGCGGCGCGGACCGCTGAGGTCGGTTAAATGATGGATTGGACCACTGCATGCCCTGACTGGGAGCAGCGCATCGTTGCGCGCAAGAGTCTGATTCCGTTCAAGCCGCTGTTTCCGACTGAGGCCGAGGAAGCCCTCGACGTATTCGGTGCGCTCCGGATGGTCGATGCCACCGGTAGCCCGCTGATGTCCGAGACTGTGCGCGACTGGGTCAACCAGTTCGTGGCCGCCATTTTCGGCGCCTATGATCCCGACGAGGGGCGGCGCCTGGTCAGCGAGTTCATGCTCCTGATCAGCAAGAAGAACGGCAAGTCCACCATCGCCGCCGGCATCATGCTCACGGCCTTGATCCTAAATTGGCGGCCTTCGGGTGAGTTCATCATCCTGGCGCCTACGAAGGAAATCGCGGACAACTCCTACATTCCGATCCGCGACATGGTGCGGGCGGATGAAGAACTCGACGCCTTGCTCAAGGTGCAGGACCACCTGCGCACTGTTACCCATCGCCAGACCAACGCCACGCTCAAGGTGGTAGCCGCCGACAGCGAGACCGTTTCAGGCAAAAAGGCCATCGGCGTGTTCGTCGATGAGTTGTGGGTATTTGGCAAGCGTGCAAATGCCGAGGCAATGCTGCGCGAGGCCACAGGTGGCCTGGCGTCTCGGCCCGAGGGTTTCATCATCTGGGCCACCACCCAGTCTGATGCGCCGCCGGCCGGCGTGTTCCGGCAGAAACTGCTGTATGCCCGCAAGGTGCGCGACGGCGAGATCGTCGACAAGTCGTTCTTGCCGGTGCTGTACGAGTTCCCGAAAGCGATGCTCGATGCTGGGGCGCACCGGGATTTCTCCAACGCCTACATCACCAACCCCAATCTGGGGCTGTCGGTGGATGAACCATTCATCGAGCGGGGATATGCCCAAGCGCAGATGGATGGGGAAGAGTCGTTCCGCGGCTTCCTGGCCAAACACCTCAACGTCGAGATCGGCCTGGCCCTGTTGTCCGATCGCTGGGCTGGCACCGATTACTGGGAGCAGCAAGCTTCGGAGCTGTGCAAGACCCTGGATGATCTGATCGAGCGCTGCGAGGTCATCGACATCGGCATCGACGGCGGGGGGCTGGACGACCTGCTGGGCCTGGCTGCCATCGGGCGTGAAATAGGCACGCGGCGCTGGCTGACCTGGACTCACGCCTGGGCGCACCCATCGGTGCTGGAGCGCCGAAAGTCAGAAGCGCCGCGTATTCGGGACTTCGCCAAGGATGGGCACCTGACGCTGGTCAAGCGGATCGGTGATGACATCGATGACGTGGCGCAGCTGGTCGCGAAGGTCGAGCAGGCCGGGCTGCTGGACAAGGTCGGGCTCGACCCAGCTGGTGTCGGCGCCATTCTCGATGCTCTGGAAGCAGCCGGGATACCCCGCGACAAGATCGACGGTATTTCACAGGGCTGGCGCTTGGGCGGATCAATCAAAACTGCGGAGCGCAAGCTGGCAGAGGGCGCCCTGTTGCACGGCGGTCAGCCGATGATGGCGTGGTGCTGCGGCAATGCCCGTGTCGAACCGCGAGGCAACTCGATCCTGATCACGAAGCAGGCCAGCGGCTCGGCGAAGATCGACCCGCTCATGGCGCTGTTCAATGCCGTGACGCTGATGGCTCTCAATCCAGAAGCGAAAAGCGGCATGGACAACTACCTCAACAACGGCTTCTTCGACCTCATAGGCTGACCATGAGATTCAAATGGTACAAACCCTCGACCTGGGGCTTTTTCGGTTACACCGACCCCGTCACTGGGGACTACGTGGAAGCCGACCTCGAGGTGGGTGGCAAACAGACCAAGGCTGGCGTTCGGATCACGACAAAGAACGCGCTCTCGATCAGCATGGTCTGGTCCTGCGTCAAGATCCTTTCCGAGTCGCTGAGCGGTCTGCCGCTCAAGCTCTACGACGACAAGGGTGGCGGGCGGGAGTTGATCAGCGGCAGCGACCGGATGCTCAAGCTGCTTCGCAAGCCCAACCCGTACATGACGATGCTGAACTTCCTCAAGTTCGTGGTCGTGAACATGGCCCTTCGCGGCAATGCCTTTGCCCTGATCGAGCGCAACGGCAAGGGCGACATCATCGGCTTGGTTCCGCTCGATGGCCGGACAGTGCAGATCGATACCGAGGAGGATCTGCTGTACACCGTGACGCCTTCGGAAGGAGACCCGTTCCCCGTCTCGCCGGAGCACATGCTGCACTTCAAGCTGTTCAGCCTTGACGGTGTGGTCGGCCTCTCGCCCTTGGAGTACCAGGCCGAAACCATGGGCCTGGCCAAGGCCGGCCAGCAGTGGTCGGCGCGGTTCATGAGGAAGGGCGGCTTCACCGGCGGCTATGTCATCTACGACGGCTTCCTGACCGACCAGCAGCAGGCGCAGGTGCTCAAGCGATTCCCCGACGTACGCAAGGCCGACACCGATGACATCGGCAAGATGGCCATTCTGCAGGGCGGCCCGAAGATCGTGCCGGCAGGGATCAGCCAGAAAGACGCACAGTTCATCGAGTCCCAGCAGTTCCAGGAAGAAGCCCTGGCGGGTATCTACGGCGTTCCGCTGTGGCTGGCCAACCGTGCGGGCAAGACCTCGATCATGGGCTCGAACCTTGAGCAGCAGCTCATCGGGTTCATCACCTTCGGCCTCAAGCCCTACATCGACACCATTGAAGACGAGCTGAACAGCAAGCTGTTTAGCAGCACCACACGCTTCGTCGAGTTCGTGGTCGAGGGGCTGCTGCGCGCTGATAGCGCAGGCCGTGCCACGTACCTGGGGGCAGCGCTCGGCGGTTCAGGCGGCTCTGGCTGGATGACCATCAACGAAGCCCGCGCCAAGGAAAATCTGCCTCTCTTGGAAGGCGACGAATACAACCGGGTCACCCGGTGGGAGGTTCAGAAAAATGGCGACTCTTGAGGTTCCAATCGAACTCAAGTCGGTTGACGACGCGGGCAACTTCGAAGCCTACGCCGCCGTGTTCAACAACGTGGATCTGGGCGACGACGTGATCCTGCCTGGGGCCTTCACCCGTGTGAAAGCGACCCGTGCAGGCAAGCTCAAGCTGGCCCTGTACCACGACCTGACCCGCCTGGTCGGCGCCGCCGATTACGCCCAGGACGACCATGGGCTGCTGCTCAAGGGCCAGGTCAATCTCAATGTGAGCTATGCCCGCGATGCCTATGAGCTGATGAAGGCCGACATCCTCGACAGCATGTCGATCGGCTTCAACACCATCAAGGCAGATTTCGAGGAGCGCGCCGGCCGGCGTGTACGCCTCATCAAGGAGGCCGAACTGTGGGAGGCCTCCTTCGTCCCGTTCGGCATGAACCCCGAGGCGCAGGTGCTCAGCGTCAAGTCGGACATCAGGCTCTTCGAGAAGGCGCTGCGCGAACGCATGGGCCTCTCGCAGAAGGAAGCGGCGGCAGTCGCTTCGCTCGGCTACACCGCGCTGCGCCGTGATGGCGGAAGCGAGGCCACGGCGATCGTGGATGAGCTGAAAGAAATTTCCACCCTGTTCACCCACCATTTTGGAGCATCGCAATGAGCGAAGTGAAAGAGCTGAAAGATACCATCGAGCTGCAACTGAAGAGCGGCTTCGAGGGCCTGCAGAAGAAGTACGACGCGGCCATGGAGGAGGTCGAGAAGGGCAACAAGGTTACCGGCGACCTGAAGAAGCAGATCGAAGACCAGAAGGGCGAGTTGCAGAAGGTCATCGACCAGGTCGTGGACCTGGAGCAGAAGGGCGTAAAGCTGCGTGGCCAGCCAGGCGAGGGCAAGAGCTTCATCGACCTGGTGAAGGGCGACGACAGCTACAAGAGCTTGCAGCAGAAGGGCTCCAGCCAGGCCAAGATCGAAGTCACCAAGTCCGACCTGGCCAGCATGAAGGAAATGAAGGTCACCAGCGCCGGTATCGTGGCGCCGAACTATGACCCGGTCATTCAGCCGGGCCTGCGGCAGGAACTGCGCATCCGCGACCTGCTGACAGCCATCCCGGTCAGCGGCCAGAGCTACACCTACTTCCGCGAGAACCTGCACACCCGCGGCGCGAAGCCCGTGGCCGAAGGCGGTTTGAAGCCGACCAGCAACGTCACCTTCACCACCGAAACCGACCGGGTAAAGAAAATCGCGGTGTGGATGCCGGCCACCGACGAGGTGCTGTCCGACGTGCCGCAGATGTTCGCTTACCTGCAGCAGCTGCTGCGCTACGACCTCAAGCTCGAGGAGGAGGCGCAGATCCTCAAGGGTGACGGTACCGGCGAGAATCTGAATGGCTTGATGACCCAGGCCACCAGCTACAACACCGCCTTGAGCAAGGCGAGCGACACGGCCATCGACCTGGTGCGTCGTGCGATTTACCAAGTGCGCAAGCAGTCGCTGATGTCGGCCGACGGCGTGGTGATGACCGAGCTGGACTGGATGAACATCGAGTTGCAGAAAGACGGCGAGAACCGCTACCTGTTCGCCAACCTGCAGGGCCTGGTCACGCCGATCCTGTGGGGGCGTCCGGTGATCACCTCGGACAGCATGGACGAGGGTGATGGCGACGCGGGCGGCGAGTTCCTGGTGGCCAACTTCGCCCGTTCGACCACGCTGTTCGACCGCATGGCCTACGAGTTCAAGATGGGCCTGATCAACGACCAGTTCATCCGCAACGAGGTCGCGCTGCTGGTCGAGGAGCGTCTGGGTCTGGGCGTGCGCCGCAAGGAAGCCCTGGTCAAGGGCAACTTCCCGGTCGCCGCTTAACCATCCTTCAAGGCCTGCACATCGCCGGCCTCTTTGTTTCAGGAGGCAGTATGCACATCAAAGCTCTGTGGGGTTTCGTCGGCAACGCTGAATTGCTGGGCGCCGACTCGGCCAAGGTCAAGCGTGGCCAGGAATTCGAGAAGGCCGATGACGAGTATGCCCACACGCTGCTGGGCAAAGGCCTGGCCGTTGAGCTGGATGCCAACGGCAAGCCGAAGGTAATCAAGCCCAAGGAAGCCAAACCCGCGGCCCCGAAAGAGACCAAGTAAATGATCGACCTGGCCACCGTGAAAATGCACCTGCGGGTCGACGGCGACGAGGAAGATGCCTTAATCGGCGGCTATGTCGCGGCGGCTAAGGCTCATGTTGAGCAGCACTGCGACCGCAAGCTGGTAGAGACAGACCCGGTTGAGCCCGAGGAAATGGGGTTGACCGGCGATGTCGAGCAGGCCGTGCTGCTGCTGGTCGGCCACTGGTACGCCAACCGGGAGGCTGTGGCCGTCGGCACTATTGCTACGGCCATGCCGCTCGCCGTCGAAAGGTTGCTCTGGTACAGGAAGCGCTTCTGATGAAAGCCGGACCAATGAGGCACCGCTGCATTCTGGCCCAGGTCGTGCGTGAGCAGAACAGCACCGGCGGCTTCAAGGAGACCTGGCCGGCGACAGCTGAGGTGTGGGCCGAGGTCACGATGCCCACCGGACGGGTCATGCCCGTGGCGGAGCAGCTGCAGGCGACTGTCACCGCCGAGATCCGCATCCGGCCGCGAAAGGATATCGCCGCCGGCTGGCGGGTCACCGAAAAGCGCACCGGCATCACCTACAAGGTCGAGGCCGCATTGCTCAACAACGAACGGGACATGCTGCGGCTGCTGTGCTCCAGCGTCCCCAACCCATGAGGTGAACCATGAAAATTCGTGCGCTGGGCCCGCTGACGGGCGCATCTGGTGAGCGCGAGAAGGGCGAAGAGTTCGAGGTGACCAAGGAGCAGGGCGAAGGCCTGATTGCTCGTGGCTACGCTGAGGCCGTGGCCGACAAGGCCGTCAAGCCAGCGAAGGCCGATCAGGCCAAGGAGTAGGCCATGGCGCGCCGCTCGAAGATGCGCGGCGACATCCGCCTCCGGCGGACGCTGCGCAACATCCACAAGACGATGGACAATGAACTGCAGCCGGCCATGGCCAAGGCGGCCGCGCGCGTGCTGGCTACCCAGCAGCAGCTGATCCCGAAGGACACCGGCGCTGCCTCGGCGGCCCTGCGAGTCTACGTCGCACCCAGCGGGCTGGATGCACAGGTCGGCATCAGGGGCAAACGGGACAATCGCCGCTTCTTCTACCTGAGGTTCCTCGAGTACGGCACCAAGGGCTACACCGGCAGCATCTACCAGCGAGCTGACCGGGATGCGGTCGGCGGCGTTCACACCAACAATCGCGACAAGTCGCAGCTGAAAGGGCGGCGCAATTCGATCCGGCAGCGCGACACGAAGAACAAGTCCGACGGACAGCACTTCTTCGGCAAGTACCCGGACATACCCGCCAGGCCGGCCCACCCGTGGCTTCGCCCATCCCTGGACGTAAACCGCGAGTACGTCATGGCCGACCTTGAGGAGGCAGTTCGCCGAACCCTGCGCAAGGCAAGCCAGGGGGTAGGTAATGGCTGATCCATCACTGGCCCTGCAGGAGGCCATCTTTGCCAGGCTCAAGGCCGAAGTCAGCTGCCCGATCTACGACGGCGCACCGCTGAACGCCGATATGCCCTACGTGTCGATTGACCGCGAGGTCTCGGTCAACGAAAGCCCGATCTCCGGTCGCACGCGCGAGCAGCGCCTGCTGTACCTATCCGTCTGGTCTGATGCTGTCGGCCAGGCCGAAGTAAAGCGCATCAACGGCGAGGTGATCGCCGCCCTGGCCGAGCGCCCGCTGCCCCTGGAGGTAGGCCGCGCTGTATCGGTACGCGTTATCCAGTCGGACGCCCAGCGGGATGCTGACGGCGTTACCTACCAGGGCTCGATCACGGTTCGCGTGATCACCACCCACTGATTCAACCACCGGCCGCGCTGCGGCTTTATCCAATGTGCCTTTGGAGGAACCCCCATGGCCGAAGACAACCTCAACACAGCCGCTGGCTGCCGCCTCTCCATTGGTGGTAAGACCGGCGCTGATACCGTAACCGAGTATGAGGCCGATACCTATGTCCAGGTGGGCGAGATCGAAGACCTCGGCGAGTTCGGCGACACCTTCAACCCGGTGAACTTCACCTCTCTGAATGATGGCCGTGTGCGCAAGTACAAAGGCACTGCCGATGCTGGCAACATGACTATGGTGGTGGGCTTTGACAGCGGAGACGCCGGTCAGAAGGCTGTAGCTGTCGCGCATAAAGACCGCTCCAAGGGTAACTACAACGTCAAGGTCACCCTGAATGACGGAGACCCTGACGCAACCCCTGCGATCCTGCCGACCACGTTCTATTACGGCGTGAAGGTAATGAATAACACCGTGGCAGCCGGCCAGGCCGACAACGTGGTGCGCCGTAACGTCACGCTGGCGATCAATACCGACATCATCGAAATTCCAGCCGGACCGGCCACCCCATGATCTACGGGGCTGGCCCCGTCCCACCCCTGCGAGAAATCCAATGAGCGAAGCCATGCACGGCACCGTCACCCTGGTGATTGGTGCCCGTAGTTACACCCTGAAGCCGACGCTGGATGCGGCTTTGCGTATTGAACACCGGTTCGGTGGTCTGCGCGGAGCGCTGGAATCGATGCGACTGATGAGCATCGCCGCCTGTGCTGACATCGTGATTGCTGGCGCCAACCTGAAACCCGACCAGCATCCGGTTATCGCCAGTGAGGTGTTCCACACCGGTGTGGCCAAGGTGTCTGGTCAGCTGACCGAGTTCATCACCGTTCTGCTCAACCCCGTACCGCCGAGTGTGGTTGCCAAGGGAAAGGACGAGGCGGCCAGCACAGCGCAGTGAAAAACGGCAGCTACGTTGACTACCTGTTCGGCGTAGCCACCGGCTGGCTTGGCTGGCCGCCTGACACCGCCTGGCGTACTCCTATCCCCCAAATCATGCTGGCGCTTGACGCACGTCTCGACTGGACAGGTCGCGGCCAGGTCCAGCCATCTGGTCAGCCTGCGGTGCCGGGTAGGCCCGCCAGCGTGGCCGACAAGCTGAAGGCCTTCTTCCGAGGCCGTCAGCCAGAGTAGTTTGCCGCCTCCGGGCGGCTTTTTTATGCTTGGAGAATTGCATGGCCGATCAACAAGTCCAGGGCATGCTGGTTCAGATCGAGGCGACTACGGCTCAGCTACGCCGCGAGCTGGCCAGCGCTGACCAGGTGGTGGCGCGCAGCACGCAGGCGATCGACCGCAATCTGGCCACCGTCGATTCGGCTTTTGACAGGGCGGGTGCAGCGGCTGAGAGCGCTGGTGCGCTGATGCGTGGCGCCTTCGCTGCTGTTGCTGGCGCCGGGCTGATTGGCGGCATCATCAAGCAGGTCGACGCCTACGGGCAGATGTCGGACCGCATGAAGGCCGCCGCGGGCAGTGCTGGCGAGTACCAGATGGTGCAGGAGCACCTGCTTCGCACGGCCCAGGAAACCTATCGGCCCATGGCCGAGGCCCAAGAGCTATATATTCGCACTGCCGATGTCATGCGCAGCCTGGGCTTCAATACCCAGCAAACGCTCGACATCACCGACAGCTTCAGCTTCCTGCTGGTGACCAACGCGGCGGCCGCTGACAAGGCCGGCTCTGCGCTGGACGCCTACTCCAAGGCGCTGCAGACCGGCAAGGTTGAGGCTGATGGCTGGGTGTCCATTCAGGACGCAATGCCAACCATCGTCACTGCGATCGCCACTGCCACCGGCAAGAGCGCTGAAGAGATCCGTAAGCTCGGCGTGCAAGGCAAACTGTCGCTCGATGATATCAACACCGGCCTGCTGCGCACCGTGGAGGTCAACCGCAAGGCTGCGGCTGACATGTCCACCAGCGTGCAGGACGCGATGGTAAACATCAGTAACGCCATTCAGAACTTCCTGGGCGGCATGGAGGAGCAGACCGGAGCAGTTGCAGGCCTGTCTAGCGTGCTGATCGCCCTGGCCGACAACGTTGACCTGGTGGCGGTCGCCATGGGTGGCGCGGGCGCTGCGGCTCTTACCCTCTATGTAGCCAAGGCTGGCATGGCGCTGAAGGCCGCCCTGGCCCAGCGCATCGCGGAGGTCCAGAACGCACAGGCAGCACTGCGAGGCGCTGAAGCACAGCGCATCTATGCCCAGGCGCAGGTGCAGCAGGCGGAGGCCTCGGTAGCTGCCGCGACAGGCCTGCAGCGGCTCAATCTGGTTCAGACTCAGCTCTTGCCAAAACAGGCGGCGCTCACGGCATCCACCGAAGCGCTGACCATCGCCCAGGCCAACCTGACACGCGCCGCCACCGGCGGTTTGCTGTCGGCACTGGGCGGCCCGATGGGGCTGGCTTTGCTCGCCGGTACCGCAGCGGCCAGCTTCCTGTTACTCAGCGACAACGCCGACCAGGCGGGCGTCAGCCTGGACGACCTGCACAAGCCGGTTGCTCAGCTGCGAGAAGAGTTCGCCAAGCTCAACAAGGACCAGCGTGAAGCCTCGCTGGTGAAGTGGCAGCAAGAACAGGTCAATGCCGCTGACAAGGTGAAGGACGCCTATGGCGACCTGTCCCAGTCGATCCGATCGGCTGTGGTCACGGCCCCGGCGCGCGACTCTGGCGGCCAGTACAACCGGCAGTTGGCCGAATACCAAGGCCTGATCGATCGCCTCAATGAGGCGCGTGCCTCGGGACAGGGTTTATCGCCTGTGCTGCAGGAGGTAGCGACACGGCTGCAACTGCCGGCCAGCACGGTGCAGCAGTGGATCACCCAGGCGGGTGCCGTCAGCGACGCCGACCAGCGATCGAGCCTGATCGCGGAAACCCTGCGAGTGCTCACCGGTGTCACCGATGCGAACACCTCGGCCACCCAGGCGAACAATGCCGCCAAGGTCGGCATGAGTTCGGCGGGCCAGACGTATCTGGAAACGCTGCAGAAGCAGCTGGCCGGCCTGCAGGACAATGGCGACGCAATCAAGATCGCCAACCGCTACATCGCCGAAAACGCCGATCTCACCGAGACCGACCGACAGGCGATCCTTTCGGCGGCCAGCGCGATCGAGTCGCAGAAGAAGGCCAACAAGGATGCGACTGAAGGCAGCAAGGGCCGCACCAAGGCGCTGAACGACGAGGTCAAGGCGCTCGACGCGATCATCGACCGTGCGCTGCCGGAGAAGAAGCGCCTGGAGGACCTGGTCGAGGGCGTGCAGGGGCTGCGCAAGGCCCAGGTCGCCGGCAAGATCACCGCCGCCGAGATGGAGCTCGGCATCAAGAACCTGAACGCGGCCTATGCTGATCCGGAGTTGAAGAAACGGGCCGAAGAAGAGAGGAAGCTGGCGGAGATCCGGCGCAACAGCGCCGAAGCCTACCGCAAGGCCATGGAGGTGGTGCTGCAGACCCGGCAGGACGCAATCAATGCGGACGTAGCCGGCGTAGGCATGGGCGACGATCAGCGCGAACAGGCCGACCGGCTGAACGCGGTGCGGCAGAAGTATGCCGAAGCCCGCCGCCAGCTGGAGGAGCAGCAGGAGGATGTGTCGCGCCGGCTCAGCCAGGACGCCTATCAACAGCGGCTGGCGGACCTGGCCGACTACCAGGCGCGCGAGCTGCAGATGGAAGTCGACGGTTTCGACGCTCGCTTACTGGCCCAGCGAGACTACCGCAACGGCGCCAAGCGAGCCTGGGCGAACATTCAGGCGGACGCGGCGAACGTGGCCGGCGCTACCGATGACATGCTCACCACCGGTTTCAACACGGCCCGCGATGCCCTGGCCGAATTCGCCATCACTGGCAAGGCCAACTTCAAGGACTTCGCGTCGAGTGTCATCAACGACATGGCCAGGATCGCCAGCCAGCAGGCCGCCAGTTCACTGTTGAGTGGCTTGGTCGGCATGGGCATATCTGCCGCCGGCAGTCTTTTTGGCGGAGGTGGTGGCAACGGCATGACTGCTGGCTCAGCCGGTGCTGTGTCTTCGAACCTGGGCGCCTCTCAAGCGGGCTATGGTGCTGATTATCTCAGCAGCTGGGCCGGCATCCGGCAGGCCAAGGGTGGCGCCTGGGATGGCGGTGTGCAGTTCTTCGCCAAAGGAGGGGCCTTCACAAACAGCATCCTCAACGCGCCGACCCCTTTCGGCCTTGCTGGAGGGGGCGTTGGCGTGGCGGGCGAGGCGGGTCCCGAAGCGATCATGCCGCTTGCCCGCGGCGCTGACGGCTCGTTGGGCGTGCAGATGGTGGGGGGCAGTGGTGGAGGTTCGACAATTGTGCAGGTCTCTGTACCGGTTGCAATAGCGCTGGAGGATCGAAGCTCTGAAGGGATGGAGTTAGATACCGCTGCTTTTCAGCAAAACATGGAGCGGCAGATGCAGGGCGTCGCTGATCGCGCGATTGCCGCTTCATGGCGTGCCGGCGGCGTTAGCTACCGCAACAGCAACGGGAGGCGCTGATGGCGATTGAGACATTCACCTGGGCTCCCGATGAGGAAGCCAGTGGCGACAGCACGCTCAGGACAAGGAAGTCCCAGTTCGGCGACAACTATGCCCAGGTCTCTAGCGACGGGCTCAATGCCGAAATCGACAGCTGGGATCTGACCTTTGGCGGGCTGGGCGAGGAAATCGCCCCAATCCTCGCCTTCATTCGTCGGCATAAGGGAGCCAAGGCATTCCTATGGACCAATGCCGAGGGGGATCTGGGCATGTACCGCTGCGAGAAGTTCCGTCAGCAGCGCAAGCCTGGCGGTATCACAAGCCTGACAACCACCTTTGAAAGGGCCTATCACCCATGAGCTTGATCACTCAGCTGCAGAAGCTGGAACCCGGCGCAGAAATACTGTTGTTCGAGCTGGACGGCTCCGATTTCGGAGCGGACACGCTGCGATTCCATGGGCACGCGATACCGCACACGCCTCAGGAGCTGGCAGCGGCTGGCGCGAACGCCGACCAGCTGCCGGCCAAGTCGATCTGGTGGCAGGGCAACGAGTATGGCGCCTGGCCCATGCAGATCGAGGGCATCGAAGCGAACTCGGACGGTACCGCCGTGCGCCCCACGCTGACCGTGGGCAACGTCAACGGCCGAATCACAGCCCTGTGCCTGGCCTTCGATAACCTACTCGAGTTCAAGCTGACCATGCGTCACACGATGGCGCGGTACCTGGATGCGGTAAATTTTCCGGCAGGCAACCCAGAGGCCGACCCGACCGAGGAAGCCATTGAGGTCTGGTACATCGATCAGAAGGTGTCCGAAAACGGCACTACGGTCGCGTGGGAGTTGGCCAGCCCCGGTGACGTTGGCGGTGAGACGATTGGCCGGCAGATGACTCAGCTATGCCACTGGGCAATGACTGCTGGCTACCGTGGTCCGAACTGCGGATATACCGGCCCTTATTACGACCTGGATGGCAACCCCACGGACGACCCGGCAAAGGACCAGTGCAATGGCTGTCTCGATACGGGGTGCACGGTCCGTCACGGCCAGGGCAATCAACTGCCGTTCGGTGGCTTCCCGGCTGTTTCCCTCATCGCACGGAGCTGACCATGCGCAAACACATCTTGGCCGCCGTGCAAGCGCACGCTGCGGCGGAATACCCGCGGGAGTGTTGCGGGCTGCTCATCGCCGTGGGGCGAGCGCAGCGGTATATCCCGTGCGACAACACCGCTACCGACGCTACAGAGGAATTCCGCATATCGCCGGAGCAGTACGCCGCGGCTGAAGACCAGGGCGAGGTGATCGGTATCGTGCACTCGCATCCAGATGCCACCAGCAGGCCGTCAGCTCGTGACCTGGCCATATGCGAGGCCACGGGGCTGCCCTGGTACATCCTGTCCTGGCCGGAGGGTGACCTGCGCACCGTCACGCCCACCGGTCACGCTCCGCTCCTCGGGCGGCCGTTTGTGCACGGCGCTTGGGACTGCTGGCAGGTCTGCGCGGACTGGTACCAGCGGGAATGGGGCCTCGACTTCCCAGCCTATAAACGGGAGGAAGGATGGTGGGAGCAGGCCGACGGCCCGAGTCTCTACGAGCAGGCCTATGAGGCAGCCGGCTTCTACCAGGTCAGCCAGCCACAACGCGGTGACATGATCGTTATGGCCGTGGGCCGCACGGCCCACCCGAACCACGCCGGCATCTACCTTGGCGCTGACGCTCGGCTGCCGGAGGAAGCGGCGGAGGTCTTCGGACCTGGTCCGTTCATGCTGCACCACCTGCTCGGGCGGCCATCAGAAATCGTCGTCTTCGGCGGGCCATGGCTGGACCGAACGCGGCTGATGCTGCGGCATCGCGAGGCCAAGTGATGATACATTCCCGTTTTTCAAGGGAGGGAATTTAATGCGGATCCTGATAGCTGCCCTCGGGCTAGCCTTGCTGAGCGGCTGCGCTACGTCAGCTACTCCCGTTTCGCAGGCAGAGCCAGTACCGAGTGATGAGCTGTACGCTTTCCAATCAAAGTCTGACGATGGCGGAGGCACAGTTACGGTAATTCGAGACTCTGGCGTTCTGGGGGCGGGTTGTGACGTCGTTGTATATGTCGATGGGAAAAAGGCTGCAAAAGTTGGCACGGGTCAGCGTGCGAGCTTTTATCTACCTGCAGGGCAACCGAACCTAGGCATTGGCCTTGCCGATTCAGGTCTTTGTGGCGGAATGGCGATTCGATCTATTACCGCTAACGTGCAGGACGGGAAGGAAAGCGTTTACCGAATAAGCGGTGACATGAGCGGCGTCTTCATAGGACCCTACATTAAGTACGAGTGAACAAGCCGCCTACGGGCGGTTTTTTTATGAGAGGCAGAGTCATGACAGTTTCCCCTCCTCAGTATGCTTCGATGACCACAATCAAGCTGTCTGGATCGTTGGCTAAAAGGTTCGGTAGAACTCACAGGCGTCAGATTGACAGCGGAGAAACTTGGGAGGTGTTCAAGGCGTTGAAAGCCACCTTGCAGGGATTCGAAGAAGAGATCAGGCGGCTTGATCGCTTGGGATTGCGTTTTGCAGTGTTTCGAAACAGAAAAAACGTTGGGCAAGATGACTTTTCCCGGGGCGGCACCCGAGAGGTCCGCATTGTTCCGGTGGTTGCGGGAAGTAAGCGAGGGGGCTTGCTGCAAACGGTAATAGGGATAGCCCTCATAGTCGGGGGAGTCTTTTTAGCTGCTACGCCGTTTGGCACCCCTCTTCTCAGCGCAGGCATCGCGATGACGGCCGGGGGGGTAATACAGATGCTCAGCCCCCAATCCCAGGGGCTTTCCCAAAGTGCCGCACCGGAAAATTTACCGTCCTACGCCTTCGGCAGCGCCAAGAACACCACAGCCAGCGGCAACCCTGTCCCGATTTGCATCGGTGAGCGCCGCTGGGGCGGGGCAGTTATCTCTGCCTCGATTCGCGCAGAAGACAAGACGTAGCGTCATCACAACTAACAAGCCGCCCCCGGGCGGTTTCTTTTTGCCTGGAGAAAAGTATGGGCGTAGCAGAGCACCTTGAAATCGCTGGCGCGAAAGGCGGTAGTAGCAAGCCGAAGACGCCTGTTGAAGCACCGGACAGCCTGCAGTCGACCAACATCGCTAGCATTCTGCTGGCCGTAGGCGAGGGAGAGTTTGACGGCACGCCGACCGACCGAGACATCTACCTCGACAATACGCCGATCATGGATGCCAGCGGCAACGTGAACTTCCCTGGTGTGAAGTGGGAGTGGCGCCCAGGTTCTGTGGAGCAGGATTACATCCAGGGCATTCCTGCGATCGAGAACGAGACCACGGTCAACGTCGAGCTGCGCAGCGATAACCCGTTCAGCAGGGCGCTCAGCAACACCCAGCTGTCGGCCGTGCGCGTTCGCATGTCCTGGCCGCGCCTGGCGCAGCAGGACAGCAGCGGCAATACCAACGGCTACCGCATCGAGTACGCCATCGATATCGCCACTGATGGCGGAGCGTATGTGGAGGCTCACCTCGGTGCTGTCGACGGCAAGACTACCAACGGCTACCAGCGCTCGGTGCGCGTCAACCTGCCGCCGGCGACCTCTGGCTGGATGCTGCGTGTGCGGCGAATCACCCCAAACGCCAACAGTGGCACCGTCGCGGATACGATGACCATCGCTGGTTACACCGAGATCATCGACGAGAAATTGCGCTACCCGAACACTGCGTTGCTGTACATCGAGTTCGACGCTCAGCAGTTCCAGAACATTCCGGCCGTCACCGTGAAGTGCAAGGCCAAGCGCTGGCCAGTGCCCAGCAACTACGATCCGGTGGCCCGCACGTACAGCGGCGTGTGGGATGGCACTTTCAAGCAGGCCTGGACCAACAACCCGGCGTTCGTGACCTACGGCCTGTGCGTAGAAGACCGTTTTGGCCTAGGTAAGCGTATCAAGCCGTGGATGGTCGACAAGTGGGAGATGTACCGCATCGCCCAGTACTGCGACCAGCAGGTGCCGAACGGCGTGGGCGGGCAGGAGCCGCGCTACCTCTGCGACCTGAACTTGCAGGGCCGCGCGGAGGCCTGGACCCTGTTGCGCGACCTGTCGGCTATTTACCGGGGCATGGTTTACTGGGCCCACGGCTCGCTGTTCATGCAGGCGGACATGCCTCGGGCGCAGGACATCGACTACGTCTTCACCCGTGCCAACGTCATCGACGGTGAGTTCGTGTACGGCGGTGCCGAGCGCAACACCCACTACAACCGGGCCTTGGTCAGCTACGACAATCCGGCCAACAACTACGACACCGATGTGATCCCGGTGACCGACAATGCGCTCCAGCGCCGGTACCGAGACCGTCCGGTGGAGCTGTCGGCGATTGGCTGCACCCGCGCCTCCGAAGCCCAGCGCCGCGGCAAGTGGGCACTGCTGAGCAACAGCCAGGACCGCACCGTCACCTTCAAAACCGGCATGGAGGGTCGCATTCCGCTGCCGGGCTACGTCATTCCTGTGGCTGATGAACTGGTTGCCGGGCGGCCGAACGGTGGCCGGATCGCCTCCGCAGCCGGCCGCGTGGTGACCCTGGACCGTGACACGCCGATCAAGGCCGGTGATCGCCTGATCTTGAACCTGCCGAATGGGACTGCTCAGGCGCGCACCGTGCAATCGGTAGCTGGGCGCGCGGTCACGGTGACTACCGATTACGGGGTCCAGCCTGAACCTGAGCTGCAGTGGGCAATCGACTACGACGACCTGGCGGTGCAGTTGTTCCGCGTGCTGAAAACGACGCGCACACAGGAGGGCGAGTACGAGATCACCGCGCTTGAGTTCAATCCGAGCAAGTTTGCAGCGATCGATACCGGCGCCAAGCTGGACGAGCGCCCGATCAGCGTCATCCCGGTGACCACCGTGCAGCCGCCGGCGAGCGTGACGCTGTCGTCTACCCACATGATTGATCAAGGCATCGCGGTCAGCACCATGACCATCGCTTGGCCGGCAGTGGAGGGTGCCGTTGCTTACGATGTTGAATGGCGCAAGGACAACGGCAACTGGATTCGTCTGCAACGCACCGGCGCTGCTTCGGTTGATGTGGTAGGAATCTACGCTGGCGCTTACCTGGCTCGGGTACGGGCGGTCAGTAGCTTCGACATCACGTCGATCTGGAAAAGCTCGAATCTGACTCAGCTGAATGGCAAGGAAGGCCTGCCGCCGGCCGTTACGTTCCTGGATACCGAAAGCCTCCTGTTTGGCATCAAGATCACCTGGGCCTTCCCAGCTGGCGCCGAGGACACCCAACGCACCGAGCTGTGGTACAGCGAGGGCACCGATCTGGGCTTGGCCACCAAGCTGGCCGACCTGGCCTATCCGCAGAACGAGCACGTCATGCAGGGCCTGCGCGCCGGGCAGCGTTTCTTCTTCTGGGCGCGCCTGGTGGATCGCACCGGCAACCTCGGCCCGTTCTTCCCGGTGGCCCCGGCAGTGGTTGCCGGAATGGCCAGCGCTGATGCTGGCGCGATCCTCGAGCAGATCAAGGATCAGATCACCGAAAGTGAACTGGGCCAGGAGCTCACCAGCCGCATCGACCTGATAGACAAGAATGGCCCTGGGTCGGTGAACGATCGGATAGGGACGGCCAAGACCTGGAGGGCGCCACCTCAGCCCAGGCCCAGCAGATCTCGGGCCTGCAGTCGAGCCTTACCACCACCAACGGCAACGTGACGGCGGCCCAACAAGCCGCTCAGGCCGCGGCTGCAGCGGCGGGTGCCAAGGGCGAGGTAATCTACGGTTCAACCGCGCCGGCCGCTGACAAGCGGCTTACGCAGAACCTGTGGATCGACACCACCGGCAACGCCAATACACCCAAGCGGTGGAACGGCAGCGCTTGGGTTGCCGTCACGGACAAGGCGGCCACCGACGCAGCAGCTGCCGCTCAGTCGGCGCTGAGCCAGGTTGCGCAGAAGGCTGATGCGAGTGTGGTGAGCAGCCTGACCACCCGTGTTAGCGATGCGGAAGGCAAGCTTTCTTCCCAGGCGACCCGCCTGGACGGCATGCAAACCAGCATCGACGGAAAGGCCAGCTCCCAGGCGCTGCAGCAGGTGACCAGCCGCGTTACAGCGACCGAGCAGAAGGATGCGGCCCAGGACCAGCAGCTGACATCGCAGAGCCAGGCACTGACTTCGCTGACCGACAGCGTGAGCAAAAAGGCCGATGCGTCAACTGTCCAAAGCTTGAACAACAGGGTCGATCAAAATGGGACGGACATCGCGGCCAACGGCCAAGCGCTAACCTCTATCAGCGCATCGTTGGGGGATCTGGGCGGCGAGAACCTTTTCTATAACCCTTCGTTTGAGAGGCCATCAGCAGCAGATCCCAATCTCGCAGAGGGTTGGCGCATCGGCGTTTCCGCTACGGCCACCTGGTCGTTGGTGGATTCCACAATCGCACCTGGCGGAAAAGCACAAAGGATTGATGCATCTGGCTTCATAGCTGGAAGCGGATCAACTTTCATAGATCTGGCGTGCCGAAGTACGTCCTACCAACCCAAGGTTAGCGCTGGCCAGGTCTTGACTGTGTCTGCCGATGTGAAAGGCACTGCGGGCTTGTCCGTTCAGATTTTCTTTCAATTCAAGGACAGCGCCGGGGTCACGCTTGCCACTCACGGACCATCTGAACTGGTCTTGAGTGGCGTGCAGCAACGGGCGACCCTCACCTCCAAGGCTGCGCCTGCTGGATCGGTGGCAACCGAAGTGTTGCTTCGGCTCAGGTCACCAGCGGGTAGCTCAGTGACGGCGGGATATGTCGAGTGGGATCGCGCTCAATGCGAAACTGGTACGGTGGCTTCAGGCTGGCGCGACAATGGATCCCTGCAACGCTTGGATATCGCAGCCAATGCTTCAGCAACCAGTGCATTGACAGGCAGGGTCGCTCAAAACGAGCAGGGGCTGTCGTCACAGGCCCAGAAGATCACTGGATTGCAAACCAGCTTAACAACCACCAACCAGAACGTAGCTACCGCTCAGCAAGCGGCTGCGGCAGCAAATACGCTGGCTGGCGGGAAGGGCAAGGTGATCATTCAGGCGGCAGCGCCGGCTGTCGATGATCGATTGGCGCAGAATCTATGGATCGACACCACGAGCAATGCCAACACGCCCAAGCGCTGGAGCGGCAGTTCCTGGGTAGCCGTTACGGACAAGGCGGCTACTGACGCGGCGGCAGCTGCACAGTCCGCGCTTAATCAGGTCGCTTTGAAAGCTGATGCATCGACAGTTCAATCCTTGAGCAACGCTGTAAATCAGCAAGGTTCGGCAATCACTGCCAATGGCCAGGCGATTACCGGCATTGATGCCTCATTGTCTACTGTGGGCAGCGACAACATGCTCTTCAATCCGTCCTTTGATCGCGGCACCGGGGCAGTTGCAGAGCGTTGGCGCGTCGGCAACGCCAATAGCAGTTACAGCGGTTCTCTGGTTGCCTCCACGTTAGACCCAAGCGGCAAGGCGCAGCGCTTTGATGTGACCGGGCTCGTTCCGGGCTCGGGCTCGTCGTTCGTTGACCTGGCGCCCTCAATTGGTGATCAGCCGCCTGTTTCCGCAGGCCAGATCTATGCCGCATCGATCTATGTGCGGGGCGCGCAAGGTCTACAGGCCCAGGTATTCGTCCAGTTCAAAGGGGCATCGGGAAATACCCTTGCGACGACGGGGCCAACGGATCTTATGTTGGCAGATGCTTGGCAGAGGGTGGCTGTCAGCCCTGCGACTGCACCTGTGGGGGCAGTGTCGGTGGATATCCTGTATCGCGTTCGCGCGGCGTCGGGAAGCGCAGTTTCGGCAGGGTTCGTAGAGTGGGATCGCGCTCAATTTGAGAATGGAGATCGCGCCACCGGCTGGCGGGACAATGGGCTTGTCGCCGCAGCGGATATCGCTACCAATGCTTCTGCTACTTCGGCGTTGACGGGCAGAGTTGCTGTTGCTGAATCTGGACTCACCAGTGCCTCAAACCAGCTGACCCAGCTCAAAAACAGCATTGGTGATGTCGGGGGTGAGAACCTACTGTACAACCCATCATTTGAGAGGCCGCTGGCAACAGACGCCAATATCGCAGATGGCTGGGTGGCGAGGGGGCCGGCATCCGCTGTATTGAGCTTGGTTGATTCGACGCTGGAGCCCAGCGCCAAAGCCCAAAGGCTCGATGTATCAGGCCTGGCGGCTGGGTCAGGTTCTGCATACATTGACTTTGCGTTGCGCAGTGCCACTCAGCCAAAACTCAGTCCGGGCCAAATTTCCACTGTCTCTACGCACGTCAGGGGCACGCCCGGCCTGGCCTTGCAGATGTTCTTCCAGTTCAAGAACGCTGCCTTTGCCACCATTGGCACTCATGGCCCAATCAACGTTGTCTTGGGGGCAGCCTGGAAGCGCGCCTCCTACACATCGCAGGCGGCGCCTGCCGACACCGTCACTACGGACATCTTGTTGCGCGTTCGTTCTGACGATGGCAGCAACGTTACGGCCGGCTGGGTTGAGTTTGACCGTGCACAGCTTGAGTTGGGTGCATCCATGTCCGGCTGGAGGGATAACGGCCGGGTCGCCGCTGCTGCTGCCAGTTCTCTTTCGAGCGCGGTGGATGGACTTACGTCATCCGTTAGCCAGCAGGGCGCTAACCTTTCCAGTGTGGCCGGGAGGACCACCAGCCTGGAAAACAACCTGGCCACCACTAATGGCAATGTGACGAGCGCCCAGCAGGCGGCGCAGGCAGCCGCTACGGCGGCCGGCGCCAAAGGCGAGGTGATCTATGGCGCCACCGCGCCGACCGCTGACAAGCGCCTGACGCAAAACCTGTGGATCGACACCACCGGTAATGCCAACACGCCCAAACGCTGGAACGGCACCACCTGGGTGGCGGTGAGCGACAAAGTGGCGACCGATGCGGCGACTGCCGCTCAGTCGGCATTGAGTCAAGTGGCGACCAAGGCCGAGGCGTCGGCCCTGCAGTCGCTGACCAACCGTGTGAGCGCGGCGGAGGGCGTGAACACCAGCCAATCCGCCAGCCTTGTCGACCTGACCAGCAGCGTTGGTACGATCCAGAGCGGGCTTGGTGCATCGGGTCTTGACCCAGCGCCCAGCGGTCTGTGGCAGTTCGATACTGATGTAGAGGGCTGGACCGCTTCGGGTGCGACCATCACCGTTGCGACTGCGGGGGCCATGCGCGTAACCGCCACAAACAACGACCCGCAGCTGATTCGAGGAGGGCTGTCGTTGGCTGGCAGCGTGTTTTCGGTGGTCCGTGCCCGCATCACACGGCGGGCCGGAGCGGCCTCGGACTGGGATGGAAAGTTGTTCTACTCGACCGCCAGCCACGGGTGGGGCAACTACTACAAGCAGGCCGTGAATCCCAGCTTGGCAGTCGGACAAACGGCCGTCGTCGAGTGGGACATGGCGGCGTTAACCGCTGGTGGTACCGATTGGGTGTCGAGCGTGATCAACCAGTTGCGGCTTGACCTGAGCAACACGTCGGGTGGGGCCTTTGACGTTGACTGGATCGCTGTCGGGCGTGTTGCCCCCGGGGCTTCCAGCCGCGCCCTTGAGTCGGTCACGTCCACTGTGACCCAGCAAGGTGCCACGCTTAACGCGGAGTCGCAGCGGATTGAGGGCCTGATGACGTCGGTGGGCGCCGCTAATGCGGCAATCCAGAACGAGGCCACAGCGCGGAGCGATGCCGATACCGCGCTCAGCCAGCAGATCCAGACCACGCAGTCGTCTCTGGGTGCTACCAATGCCTCGGTTCAGCAGATCAGTACGGCACAGACTGGCCTTAACAACCGAGTCAATGCGCAGTTCTCCATCAAGGTTGCCGTCACTCAGGCAGGAGTCTATGCCCTCGGCGGTATCGGCGTTGGGATTCGAAATCAGGATGGAGTACTTCAGTCTGTAGTAGCCGTGCTGGCGGACCAGTTCGCGGTAATCAACGCCGCCGGCAATGGTTACGTCAGTCCGTTCGCGATTCAAGGCGGCCAGGTGTTCATGAATGATGCCTTCATCCGCGATGGCAGCATCATCAACGCCAAGATCGCCAATGGTGCGATTTCGGCCGCCAAGATCGGGGTGGCCGAAATCGACACACTGCGTATCCGCGGCAACGCCGTCACTGTTCCGGTCTCGGCTAATAGCCCCGGGAATATTCTCGGCGTCGGTGTAGGTCAGTGGCTAAACGTGATCGCCGTCGGCGTGCAAATGGACGAGGGCGGTTTCATTACTGCCCAGTACAGCTGCTACCAAGGGTTTGGCAGTGGTATCCGTAAGTACCAGTTCCAGATGGATATCAACGGCCTGGTTATCGCTCAAGGTGGCGGCGACTGGGCGGATGGTTTCCCCAACCTGATGGGATCGATCGGCGTAGCGCCGGGTTACTTCGTCATCACGGTGAAGTGGTGGGGGGAGAACTCGGGGGTAGGCGTTCAGAACCACAACCTTTTTGCAATGGGGACCAAGCGATGAGCAGCATTGGGCACTATGCAGCCTATGAGCCTGACGGCCGGATCGTATTTGCCGTCAGCTGCCCGCCCGAGTACGGGAAGCAGATCATCAGGCTCAACACCGACCGGCCTTTCATCCAGGTGGCCACCCCGGCAAGGCCGGCCGATCACTTCGTGATGGGGCAAATGCTCAAGGAGCGTCCCCAGATGGGGGCGGTTCTCCAAGGGCTCTGGTTGAAGGGGGTGCACGAAGGTGCCGCCGTCAACATCGAGAGCGAAACCTACACCGCTGACGGCAGTGACATCGAGCTGGGATTTTCGGCGCCGGGTATCTACACCGTCACGGTCAGCCTTTGGCCATACCGCGATCAGGAGTTCACCGTTGAAAATTCAGCATAAGAGCGACCACACCAAGCGCCGTGCGGCCGAGTACCCGCCGGTGGAGGAGCAACTGGACATGCTTTGGCATGCGATGAATCAAGGACATATGCCCAAGGCTGAGCCGTTCTTCTCGACCCTGCAGCAGATCAAACAGCAACACCCCAAGGCTTGAATCCAAGCCAACTACCCATTGCCCGCCATCGTGCGGGCTTCTTTTGCCTGGAGATTTACCCATGCCATTTGTCGCCATCAACCTGAGCAATGACTACGAAGTTGCCAACAAAACTCGCTACGCCACCCAGGAGGAGGCCGACGCCCGAGCCCGCGAGATCCTGAACCTTTTCCCGACTGCACAGGTATTCACTGCCCAGGTGCTCAAGGACTACAGCGCCAAGGTAACTGTCACCGCGAAGGATCCGGCAGAGCCTGCACCGGAGCCTGAAGCGCCTGTCGCCTGACGATCCCAGTAACAAACCTATGCCCGCCCAGTGCGGGCTTTTTTACGCCTGGAGAAAACCCATGTCCGCACGCGGCATCCGCAACAACAACCCGGGGAACATCGACTTCAACCCACGCAATGCCTGGCAAGGTCAGCTGGGGCTGGAGGTAGGCGTGGCCAAGCCGCGCTTTGCTCGCTTCGACCAGGCCGAGAATGGCATCCGCGCTCTGGGCAAGCTGCTGCTGAATTACCGGGGTAAAGACGGCATGCCGGGTGTCGGCCGTCCCGGCATCGACACCCCGCTAGAGTTCATCAGCCGCTGGGCGCCGTCCAGCGAGAACAACACCCTGGCCTATGCCCAGGCCATCGCCAAGCGCCTCGGCGTGGGCGTGCGAGACTCCATTGACATCTCAAAGCCGGAGGTGCTGCGCGAGGCGGTCGTGGGAATCATCGTCCACGAGAATGGCGGCAACCCATACAAAGCAGAGGTAATCGAAGAAGGCATTCGGCGGGCGCTGGCATGAGCACCTGGTGGCTTCGGGTCTCTGGTGCCGGCCTGCTGGTCTTGCTCGGCATCGCCGTGGGGGGCTGGGCCACCACCCGCCACTTCCGGCCAGCTCTCGACGCAGAGCAGGATCGGGTGGCGGCGTGCACCGCGGCGCGCGACAACCTCGCAGGCCTGGCTCAGGAACAGGGCAAGGCCCTGGGCGACCTGACCCTGGCCGCGAAGGCCCGCCAGGCCGGTGCCGAGAAGGCTGTGAGTGATGCGAAGGCCAGTGCCGATGTCGACTATGCCGCGGCGAATCGGCTGCAGCAGGAGCGCACCGGCGGCGACCAGTGCGCCGCTGCCGCCTCGATCATCGACATGGAGCTGGGGTTATGAGCCTGGGCCTGAACTCGCGCTCCTGTGGGAGCGGAATAGGGTGGTTTCGACCTGCAAACCGCGTAATCCTTGGCCTTGCCTGTAGGAGCGGACTGGTGCTGGCCCTGGGCCTAGCCGGGTGTGCCGGCAAGGTAGAGCCGCAGATCCAGTACGTGCGCGTCGAGGTACCGGTGCAGGTGCCGTGCCGGGCGCCGGAGGTAGCGGTACCGCCCTGGGCTGCTGCCAGTCTGCGCAAGGCCGACAGCTTGGAAGTGAAGGTGCGGGCATTGCTGGCGGAAAGACGGCAGCGAATTGGGTACGAGCGGCAACTCGTCGCAGCTATCGATGGTTGTAGATGATTTTAACCGGCCGGGAAGATGGATAGTTGGAATTCGGCCCTCTGTTTTGTGAGGGCCTGGAGGTTAGTATCCGCCTCGATGGTATCAGTGAACCGTCGCATCGCCTCGATCCACTGCTCGGTAAAGTCAATGCACTGCACCACCACGACGTTGCTCGGCGCAAGGCCCAGCTTAGGAAGCGTCAAATGCACCTCTGCCTCAACTTCCGCTTGAGGCCTTCGAGGGCCTGTAGGGTTGATAATTTGCTTCGCTTTGCTGTCTCGGTAGAGCTTCGACTCGGCCGTACCAGCATGAAGAAAGCCGCAGCGTGCTGCGTAAATGTCGACAGCAGCAAGCGGCGAGGCGAACCCCGGCAAAAAATAATCATCGACCCATGCCATGAATTCCTTGCGACCGTGGTCGATACTGGCGCTTGAAAGCCAAGCCATCTTGTCTATTGAGCTGTACATCAGCGATAGGGCATGTATGTCGCAGCCGTTGTAGGTAAGGACTGCGACGGCATGTAAATCAGCTTCAATCGTTCTCATCACAGCTCTTGGAACGGACATAACACCCTCAGTGGTTGTTGCTTGGCCTACCGTGGCAAGCTTGATTTACATCGAATCTATCACAAGACTTGGGGGAGTTTGTTCGGAAGGGCGGGGAACTAGTTGGTGCGGATTGCGCGTACCACTTTTTGTACCAAAACAGGTTTTTTATGGGGGAATCAGGGGGTTTTATGGCCCCTGAAAGCCTTTAAACGCCCCTTTCCCAATACTCCTGCTAATCCGCACATAAGTCCTTACCGGTTTTTCCGTTGGGGAGGTGATGCCCCGGATTAGGGCACCTTAAGGAACTGACCCATGTGCTTTATGAGAGTTTTAGAATAATCTGTTATATGCGGCTGCGGCCTGCGACGCTTTTCTGCCCAATCGCGACACCGGTTTTGCCTTGCCGGAACGGCCCGGTGTCGCAATTGGGCTGCACCGCAGCCCCCGGTTCCATCACTTGCCCCGTATCAGCCTGCGCAGGGCGAACCGGTTAGGATGGCAAGCCTGCGCCACCCCTTGAGGCACCGGCAGCGGCTCCCCGCACACCCACGCCGCTAGCAGTTCCCCACTCAACGGCGCGGTGATCAACCCGCGGGAGCCATGCCCGCTGTTCACATACAGCCCGCCCAGCCAGGGGCAAGGGGCTTGCGGCACCTGTCGCGCATCACGCGCCAGTACCGCGTAGGTGTCGGCAAACGCCTGTGCATCGGCCAGCGGCCCGACAATCGGTAGGTAATCCGGGCTGGTGCAGCGGAATGCGGCCCGCCCTTGCAGGTGCTCAGGGTTGAGCGTTGCCACGCCCAGGCGTTGTGCCAGGTCGGTCGATATGTCGTCCAGCAACGCCAGGTTGCCCTGGTGTTCGGCCACCGTCGGCGCCAGGTTGTCACTGTTGAAATCAAAGCTCGCGCCCAAGGTATGTTCATCACCACGCGGCGGTGCCACGTAGCCCTCGGCGCACACCACGGTGCGCAGTGCGCGGCTGCCGACGGTGGCCGGCAAGCGGGTGATCTGGCCGCGGATGCGCTTGAGCGGCAACCCGGCACAGGCGTCGAAGCGGCGGACCTCGGCGGCTGCGGCCAGAATCACCACCGGCGCGCTGGCCAGCAGGCGCTCGCCGGCCCAGGCTTGCCACTGGTCAGCCACTTTGCGCAGCTCGATGACTTCCTGGTGGGTCACCAGCCGGATACCAGGGTGCTGCAACTGCTGCTGGCACAGGGCAGGCGGGTGGACCCAGCCGCCTTCGGGGTAGAACAGCCCGCCAGCCGGCAGGGCGACGCCGGCGACGGCTTCGGCCTCGGTACGTTGCAGCGCGTGCAGCAGGCCGTGGTCGAACGCGCCAGCCAGTTTGCCCTGGCGCTCGGCTTCCTTGGCGTCGAACGCCAGTTGCAGCACGCCGCAGGCATCCCAGTCCTGGCCCCGTTGCAGGCGTTCGAGCTGGCGCCGGGTGTAGCCGAAGCCGGACAGGATCAGCTGCGACAACGCCGTGCCATGGGCGGACAGCTTGAGGTACAGCACCCCCTGCGGGTTGCCCGAGGCTTCCTGCGCGGCGGCGGCATGGCGTTCCAGCACGGTCACCTGCCAGCCACGCCGGGCCAGGCTGGCCGCGCTGGCGCTGC